TCTGGTCGAGGGCGATAGATTTCCTGCGGCCTCCCCGAGATTACACCCCAGCCGAATGGGCTGAAGCCAACGTCAAGATATCTCTCGGTAACGCCATACCTGGTCCGATCCGTTTCGATAACGCGCCTTATCAGATTGAGCCCATGAACATGATGGCTGACCCGAGCGTAGAGCGCGTTACGCTACAGTGGGGCGCGCAAACTGGTAAGACTCAACTGCTCAACTGCGTGATGGGATACTACATCCATCATAACCCCGTCAGCCAGATGATGATGCAACCGAGTCAGGGCGACTTGCACACATGGCTTGAAACCAAGTTCAACCCAATGGTCGATAGTTCTGAAGCACTTAAGGACGTTATCGCCAAGCCTCGATCACGTGAAGGCGTGAACAACCAGCAGATGAAGAGTTACCCAGGTGGTTTCCTAATGTTCTCGTGGTCGGGTTCACCTAGAACCATGCGTGGTCGTTCAGCGCCGATTATCTACTGTGATGAGACAGACGGTTACGAGTACACAGCGGAGGGTCATCCAGTCTCACTACTTTGGCAGCGTGCGGCTACGTTTGGCGATCAGCGCAAGCTATTGGTGACATCGACACCGACACGTAAAGGTTCGAGTTTTGTAGAGTCATCGTTCCTCAACGGTGATCAACGCAGATTCCACATACCTTGCCCACACTGCGAGGCCGAGATTGAGCTTAAGTGGTCTAATGTCTTATGGGACAAGAACAATCAAGGCGAGCATATGCCCGAAACGGCTCGGTATGTCTGCCAAGAGTGTGGATGTGAGATTGATGATGGGCAGAAGCGTGTGGCCCTGCGTCAGGGTCGCTGGATAGCGAGTAAACCGTTCACTGGGCACGCAAGCTACCATCTCAGCGAGTTGTATTCGGCATTTAGGCGTTGGCGAGATATTGTCCGCTCGTTCTTGGAGAAGAAAGCGACCAATGACCTGCAATCTTTCGTCAACGTATCGCTAGCTGAGACCTGGGAAGAGGATGGTGAACGCATTGATGAGCATGGTTTGGCCGAGCGTCGAGAGCCGATGGAAGCGATACCTGATGATTGCGCTACGCTGTTTGCGGGTGTGGACGTACAGGACAACCGCCTTGAGATGACCTTGGTCGGAATGGGTAGGGGAGAAGAGCTGTGGGTCTACAAGCATTTGACTATGTACGGTGATCCGAGTACCCCACAACTGTGGACGGCCTTAGACTCACAGCTCTTTCACCAATATACGACGGAATCTGGTCGTAAGATAGCGATTCGGGCGACTGCAATCGACTCCGGTGGCCACTTCACAAACTCGGTCTATGCCTACTGCAAGAAAAACGCGCATAAGCGTGTGTTTGCGATCAAAGGTGTTGGTGGTGAGGGTAAACCGATCTCAAGCCGACCAAGTAAGAACAACGTGGCCAAGTGTCCGTTGTTTAGTGTCGGTGTTGATACGGCTAAAGACCTTATCTTTGCTCGACTGCGGGTTGAGGAGCAGGGTGACGGGTACATTCACTTCTCTGAAGACTTGGATGACGAATATTTCCGTCAGTTGACGGCTGAGAAAGTGGTTACACGTTATCAGAAGGGTTTTAAGCGTCGAATGTACGAAAAAATACGTCCACGAAACGAAGCATTGGATTGTCTTGTGTACGCTTACGCTGCTTATGCTATCATTGGGCTAAATGTCAATGCTTTGGCAGACCGTTTAGACGAAAAAGCTGATGAGCCGGAAGAGACTAAACCCAAGCAAAAGCAAAGGCCGTTCGTACCCAGAATGGGTAATAACTTTGTTAATTCATGGCGTTGATTATGGCTAACCTGTTTGATCCAGACTTGGCACCAGAAGGCGAACCTAAGCGGGTTGTCGTAGGCGACTTCCTTCAGTGGAAACGTTCTGATCTGGTTGCCGATTACCCTCTGGCGACACATTCGGCTGAATATGTAGCTCGTATACATGGCGGCGGCGACACTGAGATCAAACTTGCTTCTACTGAGACTGACGGCACGTATCTATTCACAGTAGATAGTGCTACATCAGCTGCTTTCGTAGCGGGGCGGTATTATTGGCAGTTAGAAATCACTCAAACCTCAAGCGGCAACCGCGTTGTCGTGGATCGAGGTGAGTTTGAGGCTATCCCCGACCTAGACAGCAACCAAGCGGACCCTCGCTCGCACGCTGAGATCATGGTCACTAAGATTGAGTCGCTGTTGGAAGGTAAGGCCGACTCTGATGTGACGTACTACATGATTAATGGTCGCGCTTTGACTAAGATGAGCTACAAAGAGTTGGTCGAAGCTCGTGATTACTACAGAGCTGAAGCCCACCGCTTAAGGCTGTTAGAAGACCTTAAGAAGGGTAAAACTAACGGGACAACGATCAAGGTAAAATTCTGATGGGCATTTTTGACATATTTTCGAGCAAAAAGGCCGATCCAGAGCCTAAAAAGCAAGTATTCAAGCGTTCATACAACGGAGCTGGCGTAAACCGCCTTTTTGCTGATTTTAACGCCTCAGACGGCTCCGCAGACGCTGAACTCAAGAACGCCCTACCCCATTTACGTAACCGAAGCCGCGATTTAGCCCGAAATAACGAGTATGCGAAGCGATATTTTGAGCTTTTGCGTACCAACGTCGTAGGTGACATGGGATTTCAGCTCCAAGTTAAGGCGATGGACTCGATAAACCAACTCGATACAAGCGGTAATGACGCGGTTGAAAAGGCGTTCAAAACTTGGGGTAAGCGCGGAAATTGTACCGTTGACGGGAAAATGAGCTGGATTGAGGCTCAGAAATTGGCGATTGAGTCGATTGCACGTGACGGTGAGGTCTTTATCGTCAAGCACCGCTCGGCTAAGTTCAAAGATTCCTTTGCGATTGAGTTTATTGAGTCGGATCAGATCGATAATACGCTCAATCACAAGCTAGAAAACGGTAATGAGATTCGCATGGGTGTCGAGGTCGATCAGTTCCGTCGCCCGGTCGCTTACTACGTGATGACCAACCACCCAGGCGATAGCGGTTACGCGATAAGTATTGCTGAGAAGTACAAACGCATCCCAGCGGACCGTGTTATCCATGCTTACGTGCATAAGCGTGCAGGTCAGACCCGTGGTGAACCTTGGTTAGCGCCAGCAATCGGTGGTCTGAAGCAGTTGGGCGCTCTGCGTGAAGCTGCAATCATCAACGCTCGTATCGGTGCATCCAAGATGGGCTTCTTCACCTCACCTGCTGGAGACGGGTTCGTCGCGGATGAGATGGACGGTGCAGTACCGATCATGTCAGCCGAGCCTGGTACGTTCCATCAGCTACCAGACGGCGTTGACTTCAAGAGTTGGTCGCCTGACTACCCGTCCTCAGAGTTCGAGGATTTCCACAAAGCTATCCTGAAGGGCATCGCATCGGGTATGGGTATCAGTTACACAGCTCTATCTAACGACCTTGAGGCGACCAGTTACAGCTCGATTCGCCAAGGTGCATTGGAAGAGCGTGATAACTACAAGAATATGCAGCGTTTCATGGTGGATCAGGTTCTGATGCCGATCTACGAAGCATGGTTGGGCGCATCAATGGAGATGAACAGCTTCGGCATTCCACTTCGCCAGTTTGAGCGTTTCCTAGAGTCATCTAACTTCCGTGGACGCGCATGGTCTTGGGTCGACCCGGTTAAAGAGATGAATGCGGCTATTGCCGGTATCAAAGCGGGTGTTATCCCACTGTCTGATGTTGCAGCACAGTACGGCAAAGACGTTGAAGACTTGGTATCTCAAATTGCTAGAGATAAGGCGATTGCGGATCAATTTGACGTTAAGTACGCCTTTGAGCCATTCGGTGCTAATATGGCACCTGTAGCTCCAGATGGATATGATGGTCAAGATGAGTAATTTGGCTTATATTGAACGTGAACAAGTAAGTGGACATAACCATGAGTGAAGAACTTGAACCAGTGGTTGAAGAGACCATTACAGTCACGGCTACTGACGAAGAAGTCGTAGATGTGCGTGAGTTGATCGGCGAAGAGACCGAAAAACGCTCATGGTCATTGGATGCGTCTCCAGTAAATGCTGAGAGTCGTACAGTACAGATTGCCGTATCGAGTGAAGAGCCAGTAGAGCGTTCATTCGGTAAAGAAGTGCTTGAGCACAGCGCAGAAGCGATTGATTTATCGTTCCTAGCGTCTGGTCGGGCACCGCTTCTGTTGGATCACGATCCTGAGAAGCAGATTGGCGTTATAGAATCAGTCGAACTCGACGGCTCGGCGCGTAGACTGCGTGCGACGGTTCGTTTTGGGAAAAACGGGCTTGCCAAAGACGTGTTTGACGATGTGGTTGACGGTGTACGTGCCAACATCAGCGTTGGTTACTCCATCAACAAATTGGTTCGACAGGGCGACAGCTATGTAGCTAAGTCTTGGAGACCCGTGGAAGCAAGCATTGTTTCGATCCCGGCTGATGTGACAGTTGGCGTGGGTCGTAGCAGCGAGCCGAAGCAACCCTTAATTGAAACTCCTGTAATTAAAGAGGAACGCAAAATGTCTGACATCGACATCAATGCGGTTAAGGCTGAAGCTGCGGCTGAAGCTGCTAAAACTGCACAGCGCAATGCCGCTGAAATCGTAGCACTTGGTGCTCGCCACAACGTTCAGGACATGGCTCGTGAAGCTATCTCTGCTGGCCGCTCAATCGAAGAATTCCGCGGAGAAGTCCTGGAAAAGATCGGTTCACAGCGCGCTCTGGAAGAGAAAGAGATCGGCATGACCCAGAAAGAAGTTAAGCGCTTCTCTCTGATGCGTGCTATCAACGCACTGGCTAACCCACATGACAAACGCGCTCAAGAAGCTGCACGCTTCGAGTTCGAATGTTCTGAAGCTGCTGCTGCTCAATACGGTCGTACCGCTCAGGGTATCATGCTCCCAGCAGACGTTCTGCGTAACTGGAAACGTGACCTGAACTCTGCTGACGAAGCATCTTTGTTCACTGACGACTACCGTGGTACTGAGTTCATCGACGTACTGCGTAACGCTTCAAGCGTAATGCGCGCAGGTGCTCGTGTGATGAACGGCCTGTCTGGTGACGTTAAGATTCCTAAGAAACTGACTGCTTCTGCTGCGGCTTGGATCGCAACTGAAGGTGGCGCGTCTTCTGAATCTGAAATGACTGTCGGCTCAGTAAGCATGACTCCTAAGACTCTGGGTGCGTTCACTGACATTACCCGTCAGCTGATGATCCAGTCTTCTATGGATGTTGAAGCTCTGGTACGTGACGATCTGGCTCAGGCGCTTGCTTTGGCAATCGACCTTGCTGGTCTGGAAGGTTCAGGTGCATCTGGTCAGCCTACAGGTATCCTTAACGCTTCTGGCGTAACTAAGGTTACTACTTGGGCGGGTGCTAACCCAACCTTCGCTGAAGCTGTAACGCTTGAGACTGCACTGGCAGACAACAACGCGTTGAGCGGCAACATGTCTTACATCCTGCCTTCAGCGATGTACGGCGCACTGAAGACTACTGAGAAAGCCTCTGGTACTGCACAGTTTGTAGTTGAGCCAGGCGGCACAATCAACGGTTACAACGCACTGGTATCTAACCAGGGTACAGCGGGTAACATGTACTTCGGTAACTTCAACGAACTTCTCGTAGGCTTCTTCGGTGGTCTCGACATCGTAGTTGATCCATACACCAGCTCTACTTCTGGTACTGTACGCATCGTAGCTCTTCAGAGCTGTGACGTAGCAGTCCGTCACGGTGAGAGCTTCGCTTACGGTAACGATACCGTCTAAGCAACTGGTGGCCTCTACGGGGGCCACTTTTAATGCCCATTCAATGAGTGGTCATTAAAAGATACTAGGAGATCGACATGAAATTCGACGTACTTAAAGATGTTGTTATCGACGGTGTAGGCTACAAAGCCGGTTCACAGGTTGAGATCAACCATGACAAAACCACTCGTTTAGAGATGCTTGGTTACCTACAGGAAGCAGCCGTTAAGACTACGCGCTCTGTTGGTTTGGACGGCGATGAAAAGCCTCGCACTCGTCGCACACGTAAGGCTGACTAATGGCTATTGAGACTGCCGACACTCTAGCGTTCTTCTTTACGACCAATGACTTTGGTACGGACGCTACATTTACACCTGCTGGCGGTTCAGCAAGTGCTATTGTCGGTGTCTTTGATAATCCTTATTTAGGCGCTGATGCAGGTGGTATGGTTGAGTTCTCTGCGACCAGTCCGACCTTCACAGCCCGAGACGTAGACTTCCCTGGTGTAGCTCATGGGGATCAGTTGGTCATAGACAGCGTTACGTACCTTATTCGTGAGGTGATGCCAGACGGCACAGGTATAACCACTGTGATGCTTGAGGAGCAATAATGCACGTTCGACAGCAGATACGCTCCGCTATAATCACGCAGGTTACGAGCCTCACGACCACAGGGCTCAA